TTGCCGGTGGGTCGAGCGTCCCCGAGGTAATCGAGTCTATTCGCGCCGTCAACCAGGCGGCCGCGGCAAGGTCGCAGCAAACTGCTGCGAGGCCCGGTGCAATCGCGGTCATTCCCGTCTACGGGATGATCATGCACCGGCAAATGGCGGACATATCGGGCGGCTCGTCTGGCACATCGACAGCCGTCCTTTCCGCAGCCATTCAGCAGGCCGTTGCCGATCCGGGCGTAAGTTCAATCGTGCTCGATATTGATTCCCCGGGCGGCGACGTGGACGGTGTCGACGAACTGGCCGCTGAAATTCTCCTGGCCCGGAAGCAGAAGAAGATTACCGCGGTGTCGAATTGTCTCTGCGCATCGGCGGCTTACTACCTGGCGGCGCAGGCATCAGAAATCGTTGTCAGTCCGTCTTCGCTTACCGGTTCGATCGGCGTGTATACCATGCACGAGGACGACTCGGCGATGCTTGAGGCGGCGGGCATCAAGATGACCCTAATCAAGTTCGGCGATAACAAGGCGGAGGGCAATAGCTTGGGCCCGCTGAGCGATTCCGCCATGGAACACCTTCAGCAAATCGTCGATACCTACGGGAACGCGTTCGAGAAGGCCGTCGCCCGGGGTCGAGGAATCAAACAGGACGAGGTTCACAGCAAATTCGGCCAGGGGCGGGTATTCGACGCGAAAACGGCGGTCCGGATTGGCATGGCGGACCGGGTCGGGACACTGGCGGATGTTTTAGCCCAGCCCGGAACCGGCAAAATCTCAGTAAATTCGCGGGCAGTGGCACAAGTTGGGCAACTTGAGCCAGAAGTTGCCCAGCTTACCCACCTTGAATCGCGAACCTTTGAGCCCCACGAAATCGCCGCACTGGTTAGCTGCAAAGGCGGGTGCGGGACGTTTCTCTTGGCCCAAGCGCATGAGGATTATTGCCACGAGTGCGCGGCCAAGCTAGAGGCAGAGCGTGTAGCCGTGCCGATTAACGCAAAGACGAAGACGGTCCGGGCCGATGACGGTTGCACCTGCGATTGTGTCCCCTGCGACGGCGGCGATTGCGATGACTGCAGTCACGACGATTGCGCATGTGAGGGCTGCATGTGCGAGACGGCTGTGGGCAAGCGCAATGCCAAGATGAGCGCCGAGGAACTTGCCAAGACGCGCGCCCGGGGCTTTGACCGGATGCGTCACGAGTTGAGCCAAGCGGCCGCACGGTGAGGCTGCTCCTGCATGGCCACGGCGATGATCTCGGTCCGCTGCCCATCATTGAGGCATGCAACCGTGTCGATGCAGCGATCGAACGCAGAATTGAATACCGCTGCAATCATGTCCAGCGGCAGACTGAGCGCGCCAATGGCCGAGAGTGGTGGAAAGGCATAGCGGTGGCACTGAGCGCGGTCCTGGTCGGGCTGGGCGTTGTTTGGTGGATGGTATAAGGCCCCGGTAGCTCAGTTGGTAGAGCAGCTGACTCGTAATCAGTTGGTCGCAGGTTCGATTCCTGCTTGGGGCTCCAAGTTTTTCGAGGGATTTTATGGACTCATCAAGTAGTCGATCTAGCTCAATTCGGAGGATTGGCCGAGCCAGGTAAGGCAACTGCTTGCTAAGCAGCAAACGCGAAAGCGTTCGTGGGTTCAAATCCCTCATCCTCCGCCAACTTCACATGGAGAGTTGGCCGAGTGGTAAGGCGCCGGTCCCGAAAACCGGTGAACGTCAGTGATCCTGGCGTGCGGGGGTTCGATCCCCTCACTCTCCTCCATAAGTTTAGGGTCTGTAGTGCTAGCGGGAACACGACCGGCCTGCAACCGGTAGTCGGGGGTTCGACTCCCTCCAGATCCACCAAGTTTTCAATACGCACATTCTAGAAGGCCAATGCCTTCGCAACCTGCAACCGGGTCCGGCCTATGCCGATGCACGGGAGCTTTCGCCTGCACCAAAAACCACAAACGGAGAAAATCCCATGTTGAAAGCACTTCGCCAAAAGAAGGCGGACGCGCTGGCCAAGGCCAATGCCATTTTCTCGGCAGCCTCGACCGCGGGCCGCGATTTAACTGAAGCCGAACGGGCCGAATACGACGCCATTATGGGCGACAACGGCACGGTCGCAGTCATGAACGGCGACATCAAGCGCCTCGAACAGATGCAGGAGCAGGAGCGCAACACTCCAGCGTCCAGCCTCATCGAAGTCGGCCAGAACAATGCAGAGAAAAAGCCTTGGCGCAGTTTCGGCGACCAAATGTCCACCCTGGCGCAATCGATGAAGGCCGTTAACGGCGGCTATGCCCACTTGGCCGACCCACGCATCAAGGCGGCCCTGGGATCATCTGAGACCGTTCCCTCTGACGGCGGCTTCCTTGTTCAGCCAGAATACGAGAAGAATCTGCTCCAACGCGTTTGGGACACCGGCCAGGTCGCGAGTCTGGTCGAAAAAATGCAGATGAACTCTGAGCGGATCATCATTCCGGCCGTTGACGAAACCAGTCGTCAGGACGGAAAAAGGTGGGGCGGCGTGCTGGGCTATTGGTTGGCTGAAGCAGCGACTTACACTGCCACTAAGCCAAAGTTTGATGAGCGGCAATTGACCGCGCACAAGCTGATCGCGCTCATCTATGCAACCGAGGAACTTCTTGCGGATACGGCGCTGCTCGAAAGCTATATCAACAAGGTCGTCCCCCAGGAATTGGCGTTCAAACTCGACCTATCCATCATCAGCGGGACCGGTGCCGGGCAGCCGCTCGGAATCATGACTGCTCCGAGCACCATCATCCAGGCCTATGCCTCGGGTGAAGGTACAACGGGGACACCGCCATCCTCGACCGACATTCTCGCCATGTGGTCGCGTCTGCCTGCGGCCTATCGCGGTGATGCGGTATGGCTCATCAACCAAAGCATCGAACCCGGTTTGATTCCGCTCACCGTTGGCGCCCCATCCCTTGCCCAAGTGCTGATCTATACAGCTCCGGGCTTGGCTGGAAACATGACCGGCCGCGGACTGATGTTCGGCCGGCCCGTGATCCCGATCGAACAATCGTCGGCTGTCGGAGTCCAGGGAGACATCATTCTCTGGTCACCGAGCGGCTATCTGATGGCGATGCGGCAGGATCTGCGTGCAGATTCCTCGATGCACGTAGCCTTCCTGACCGGCGAAATGGCCTTCCGCTTTATGATGCGCGCAGATGGGCAGCCCTGGTGGAAGACGCCGCTCCAGCCTTACTACCCGACTGGCGGCACTGCGCCACCGACCATGTCTCCTCAGGTCGTCCTGCAAACCCGATAAGAGTTTCCCCTTAATTACCCGGTAATTAAGGGGTACTTATCCCAACGCTTTTCAGACCCGGCCTTCGGGCCAGGGAAAGGATTTACGCAATGAGCGGAAAAGGTTTTTGGGCGACACAGGATGGAAAAGTCGTCAATCTCATTCCTCCCGTCAGCGCGGGCGCCGCACTAACGGGCGTTCGCTTCAACATGGCCATGTGGGAACATGCATCTCTTCTCGTCCGCTTCGGCGCGGCGGGCGGCCCTGCCGGTGCCATCACCCTCAACGTCTACCTGGCAGAATCGGGCGGGACCGGCGTGGCAGTCCCGTTCAAATATGCCCTGCAAAATGCCGCCTCGGCACCATTTGACGTGTTCACCGAGTGGGTCCAAGCCACCTCGACTGGATATACGCCGGTCGAGGTAGCCGATGAAATTATCGGGATTGAACTCGACGCCGACGATGTTCTGGTTGCCGCCAATGGAACCTATGTCGAGGTGGACGTCGCAGTCGGGAGCCTGGGCACGACAGCGCAGCTCATTGATGGGTTCGGCCTCCTGTCTGGCGGACGGTACACGTCTGACCTGTCGGCTACCGCCCAGACATAAACCCTTGCATTGCTGGCTAACCACGGGAGCGGCGGCAACTCCGCTCCCGTTTCTTTTGGAGTTTGTATGTATGTAGAAATTCTTGACGGTCGTTACGCGGGCCAGATGCGCGACATGGAACCGGGCGTGGCGCAAGACCTGATAAACCTGGGACGCGCAAGAGCCTTTGCCAGGCCAACTGCCGCGACACCCCCTTTGCCCGGCGGGTACTCTGGCGCTCCGGCGACCAAGGTGGCTGCCGCTCCCGCCATAGTTGCACGAGTGGACGAGCCGACCGATAAGCCTTACGTCGCATGGGATCTTGACCATAAGGAGCCGACGGTAATCGTCGTTCCTACGCACAAGGCCAAAAAGGGCAAATGAGCATTGCCCTCATTACGCCGCCGATAGCCGAGCCTGTCACCGAATCCCAACTCATGCAGCAAATGGGTTTTGGGACGGTCGCGGATGCCACGCTGTCTGCGACACTGAATGCGCAACTGAGCACGTCCCTGGTCGCAGCCCGGTCGAATGTCGAGAGCTTTCTGCGGCGGGTGCTGATCACGCAACACTGGCTCCTGCGCCGCGATCGTTTCACGCATCGCATGATTGCTTTACCGAAACCGCCGTTCCAGTCGATTGACTTCTTCAAATACGTGGACACCTTCGGAAACGTCCAGCAGCTTTTCCTGGACACGACCTATGGCCTTAACTTTCCTGCGCAATACGGCTACCAGCTAGAACGCGGGAGTGAGACTCAACCGGCGAGACTGTTTCCGCCATGGTCTAAGCCATGGCCACCCACGTTGCAGGTACCGAGCAACGTAATGATTCAGTTCCGTTGCGGCTATGGTGGGCCGGCAGCGGTTTCAATGACCCCTGGGTCCGCCATACTCGCGGGGCCCGTATTCAATCCGGACGATGCTCCGCTGATGACTGGCGATACTGGGACAGCGGTGAGCGTCCCAGGCGCCGGGGCGGATGGGTTAGAGGGTCCGCCACTTATAGCCAATGTTGCGTCGGTGGACGTAAACGGACAAGCGACACTTTCCATCGCCGCGACTACCGACGTATCAACCGGCCAGGCATGGATTGGGAATCCTGTTCCGCCTGAGGTCTTGAAGGCGATCTTGCTGCTTGGTCAATTTTTCTATGAGCAGGCATCTGTGGGGGGCGAGATACCGAAGTACATCACAGACATTATCTGGCCATTCCGGAACCTGGTGAGCTGATGGCGTGGCCTTATCCGTGGCAGAGAGTCAAAGACCCCCTGGTCATTCCCTCGGGTGGGCTGCGGAATGCTATCCAGATTCAGTCCCAGAGCGCAACGCAGGACTCTTTTGGCGAACAGATAGCCACCTGGTCAACGGTTCTGAACTGTTTCGCGGCGATTGAGACGATGCGCACCGGGGAGCAATTCCAGGATGGGTTCGTTTCGCAGGTTGTTCACCGCATCACGATTCGCTGGCCAGGACCAAGCGTGCCCATTCTCGCGAACATGCGCGTGGTCGTGGATCCGGTTCTCGGTGGGCAGTCGAGCGTGTATGAAATCCAAGCGGTCGAGAATGTGCAGCAAAGGAATCGTATCGTCCGCATGACCTGTCTAGAAATCGATAACGCGCAGGTGGGCTCGGGTTCTAATATCTCGACAACGCCATCGAATCCAGCGCTGCCACCGGTAACGGCAGGGATTTATGTAGTGGTACCATCTTCAACCGCGCCGATTTTTGCGCCAACCAATTCCGCCGTGGTGACCTACGACTTCACCTTGACGGGCAATGTCACCGCATCGACCATGTCGGGATTTGCTGCTGGCACGCTGGTGAGTTTCATTTTTCGGGTAGCATCCCCGGGTCCATATACGTTCACATGGCCCAGCAACGCAAAGAACGCACCGGCAGTGAACACGGTAGCAGGCAGCGTGAGCTCCTCAACATTTCGAGCGGACAATCAGGGGAATCTCTACCCGCTATCCGGTGGCGAATGGAATTGAAGCGCTGCATGCTCGTCGCTGTCGCATTGCAGATAATCATGTTTTTATATGCGGGAAATGCGGCCGCGCAAACAACGGTGGCGCCGTTCAATACTTCGGGCGCCACCATCACCAATTTGACCGCGAGCCGGCTTCGTACCATACCCGTGGCGTTCGGTTCCCTCGTTACTTGCGCGTCAGGGACCGAAGGACAGACGGGGACTATTAACGATTCGACGACAAGCATCTGGGGAGCGGTGGCGATGGGCGGCGGATCAAACCACGTATCTGTCTACTGCAATGGGTCTACCTACGTCGTGACCGGAGGTGCGTTCACTGGCACGCCGGAGAACCCCGGCATACCAGGCGCGGTGTGCGACGGAAAACAAACAGCGCTCTCGATCGCCATCACGTCAGGATCGAATACGTCGAACGTTGGCTCGCTTTTCACCAGTGCCGACGTTGGCAAGACATTCTTCTTCTTCTTCCGCAGCGGCTATGGGTATGGCTCAACCCGAAGCCTCTGGACAGCCACGCTGACGGGCTACACCTACCCGACTGCAACCTGGAGCGCGAACGCACCTTTCAATGCAAGCTCCCAGTTTTATTACGGCACCGACAACCTGGCTGCCATAGAAGCCGCGATGCCGACAGCCGGTGGCCCGCTGACCATCCCGACCGGCTGCGGGCTTCTGGTCAACGGAACAATTCCCTGGAATCACAGCCGGACGATTATGGGCGGAGGCGGAATCATCGGGCGGCCCGGCGCTGATGTGATTGCGACCGTGGATGCAGCTGGAAATGGCGTCGGCGGCGCAGGCACGGGCCTAAGTGGCCTCTATATCGTAAACGGGACGGAAGTAGACTGGACGCTTGGTTACAATCTGTACGCTGCAGATGGGACGTTGACAATTGTGCCGCCTGTTTATCGACCACTGTATGACCACAGCTCAATAGCTCCCGATCCTCGCGCTCCTGGGTGGCTTACCGGCGGCAAGAATGGCGTGGCGAGCATCACCCAAAACTCTGCTGTGATCTGCACGCCGAATGCGGAGACCCCGCCGGCCGTTGGGCAGCAGATCATGTTTCCCTACTTCACCAACATCTTTACCTCGTCGGTAAGCTCAACCGCAGGCTCATGCTCTTCCGGCTTCACCGCGCGCACTATGGCCGGAGCCTTTCCGAATACCTCTGCCTATACATCGGCCCAGGCGGAATGGTTCACCGGATCCGCGATTCAAAGCACCACGACCACGATCCCGACGACGATCACCTACCCGCTGACGCTCAACCTCACCCTATCGACCAACCCGGTGCCCGGCTGGATATCGAACTTTCCGCAACACGGGCACGTGAAACTGTGCGGGGTCGAAGCGGACTACATGGGCATCACGGCGACAACCATAACGCTGCGCAAGGGCCCAGCTTCAAGCGCCGGATGCTCGGGCACAACCCCAATGGCCGTAATGAATATGTGCGCGGCCAAGAATTTATTTGGGAACACATCCGACCAGCCGTGGCCGGTCACACCATCGATCAACGCGGGCGACTCAACCCCCAGCGGCGCGAACTGGTTCCCCGGTGAGTGCGGCGGCAATTTCGCGATTGCGTTCCCGACTGCAAACGGAAACACCTATGTGGGTGCGGGGCTCGTTGGGGGGTTCATTGAGGATATAGACTTTATTGGCTCGGCGGATCCAGGGTCAAACTCCGGCAACGCAAATAACGCCGGCTCTGTTTTGGTTCAGGGCAATAACGCCTTCTTTAGTTCGCACGTTGCCAACCTGATTGGGCAGAATCTGCAATACGGATTTGTGCAAGGGCCAGCTTCATCCGGTCAGCACGGGGTGGGCGCTGTAGGGCCTACCGGGATCGGCAATACGTTTAACAATCTCTGGTTCTTTGCCGCTTTTCCATTGTCGTTTGTGGATCTCCAGAGTACAGACATCACCGATGTCAATTTGAATTCGACGGAGATTTCCCCGTTCGATGGCACTGCGATTGGGTCCGCCACGTGTATCCACATGGGCTACACGCTGGACGAACAGACGGGCGGCGTCATTACGTCGACGCAGTTCAATTCGATCCATCCTTACGCCTGTGAACCAGAAAACGGATCACACATCGAAGTGCTCCCCGCCGCGGATATCGAAGGATCGCACATTACTTTTGACACGGCAAACTTTGAAGGCATACCGAATGTTTTCGGCGGCGATCACCTCAAGCTCGCGAATAACAATATTATGTCTTTCCCTGTTATCAATTATGGATTCAGCAATGATTTTGGGGTGCTGACTGGCAACGCCATGCCGTACATCACAAATCTGTGGGATGGCTCAGCGCAATTCTTAGACTGGGGAACTAACACCAATTGCCTGCTGCAATCCTCATCTGGCCCGTCTATCCCTTGCGTCACTCGTGACCGGGGGAGTGACCCTGTTCGAATAACCCCTGCGATGTGGAATAACAACGGATCGCTTGATGCGAGTCCGATGACAACCACGGGGGCGATGGACGCAACTGCAACCTACTCGGGCTCGAGCGCAACTTGTGCTCTGGGTGGGGCTGCTATATGTCACGTTGGGGCATTCTATGGCTTCAACGGTTACATGTTCATTGGCCCGTGGAATCAGTTGAGCAACATCCCTTATGTCTTGGACGCCACATTCAAAACACTCAGCGCAGCAAGTTCTTTTACCCTGCTTATTAGCGCCCAAGACAGCGGATCGGGAAGCTGCAATACGGGCGGCTATACAGTGGTTGCCAGTGAAACTGTTACCACTACAACTGCGTTCGGTCCAGCGCCGCCCATGGCCGTGGACTTTTCAAACAGCAAGGGATGTACGCTGGGGGTGCAGTTATATTCAGGATCCACGACAGACACCGTGGCGACTGATAAGTTTAATCTAGTCCCGGCTCCCGGTTACGTCCGCGGACCAGCCTCAGCACCGACTTACCCAGGTTCATGCCCAGCGGGAACCCCGCCGAATTCATGGCTAGGAGCATTCTCCGGGTACACGTATTTTTGCGACGGCGGGACAGTTCACAGGGCGGCCATCACGTGATCGAGATCGACAATGCGCAGGTAAGTTCGTAATGCTGGGCAGCGCCATCCTTCTATTCGCAATTACCATCACGACCGTCATATCCACGATTCTCAATCGAAAGGACCATAAACACATCATGACCCAACTTGACGATCTAAACACCGCAGTTGCCGCCATCTCTACCGACTTGAGTTCACTCTCCACCGACGTAGCAACCGTGGTGGGTGATTTGATTACCGCAGATGCCACCATTGCTGCCGGGGGCACCGTCGACCTAAGCGCCCCGATTGCCAAGCTGACCGCCATCGCGGCGAGCATAACGGCACTCGACACCAACGTAAAGGCCGCGCTTCCGACATCCTCGCCAGCCCCGAGCGTGCCGCCAGCCTCGGTAATACCGTCGAATGTACCGCCTGTCGCCTAGCACTAGATGGCCCAGCTGATCATGATTCGCGAGGGGAACCCGTTGCGCTGGCTTTGCGGGAAGCTTGGCGGCCATTGGATGGCGCAGCGCAACGTCACCCCGTTCTACTGCGGACTAAGGTGCAGGATTTGTCGGGGAACCGGGTACATGCGTGCCTAACGTCCTGGGCCGGTTCATCCTGCAGGCACTGTGTCGAGTCTTGCATGGCCACATCATGATTAGGTTCGCCTCGGATAAAGGCAAAGACGAGCACGGTCGCGGCTGGTATATGTGCGCGCGATGCCTGCGCTGCGAGATTATTCACGACGTACCGGAGGAGGCGCAATGATACTTTCTCTCATTCTTTTTGCGGCACTCACGGAAGCCCAGCAGAAGAAGCACGATGCCACCGAGATCGCGCTGTACTCCCGAATGATGAATTACGAGGATGCGATTGCTCAGATATGGCGCCCCAGCCCGAAGCTGCTCTCGGACTACCGTGCGGCCCGGCGCTGCTACGTGCAATTTCACCTGTACAAGGTCGAGAGCTGCACGGATGAATTTGGCCGCGTGGATCATGACCTTTCCGGGGCCAAGGAATAGCAGTGATTGAAGCCGGGCTCTACAACCTGCTGAGTACCGCGACTGCCATCACCGCCCTTTGCCAGACCCGGATTTACCCGGATGTGCGTCCGACCAGCCCGCAGTATCCGCTGATCGAGTTCAAGGAAATTGGCGGGAAAGCGGATCCAACCTTAGACACGTCCGGCATGCAGCGCGACCGGTTCCAGTTCGATTGCTGCGGCCTGACCAAGAGTGCGGCGGCCACCCTGCGCGATGCATTACGCCTGACGCTGAACGGCTACAACGGCCTGCTTTCGGACGGAACCTACTTGCAAGACGCGGTGCTGATCAACAAGGGTTCCTCGTACAGCGACGATCCTAGGATCTATTGCGCAACTTACGAATTCTATTTGCTCTACAACTTCACGAGTTAAAGCCCAAGGAGAAAACAGGATGACCTACACCGCAAGCAAGGCGCAGGCGGGCCGCGGAACCATCTTATCGATCGGTTCCAGCCCCGTAGTTATTGGCGAAATCACGTCGGAGGGCTTCAGCGGCAATGGCTGGAAGTTCGAGGACGTAAGCAACATGCAGTCGGGGCAGGATGATGAATTTATTCCCACGATGAGAGACAACGGTACATATGATATTTCGGGTAACCGTGTGTCCGCAGACGCTGGCCAGGTGGCAGTCGAAAACGCCTACTACAACACTGGCGGCGGCACGCTCGTGGCTTCTGCCTTCCTTATGACGCTGCTGAAGAACGCCAGCCAGACTACCACCGGCGACACTTACGCCTTTAATGCCTTTGTTCAGTCGGTGACTTTTAAGACGGACGTGGCCAAGAAAATCACCTGGGACGTCAAGCTAAAGGTCAGCGGTCCGGTGACAAAGACGGTGGGAAGTTAAGTGGCGACGAGGAAGATAGCCAACACCGTCGCCGATCCGACTCTGCCGAAAACCCCTATTGAAATCGACGGGAAGACCTATTTCCTGTGTTTCGATCTGGGCGCATTGGCGGAAGCGGAAAGCTATTTCGATGCTCAGGGGCATAACGTGAACTTGCTCATGGCGCTCCCAAGGATCAATCTGGCGAATGCGCGGATCGTCTTTCCGTGCGCGCTCCACAAATTTCACCCTGAGATAGAATTCGGCGATGCCCAGAAACTGCTTAACTTCCAGAACACCTGGATCGTCGCCGGGGCCATCCGAGACGCATGGGAGGCGGCAGTTCCAGAAGCTAAAACCCCGGAAGCCGAGGCTAAAGCGGAAGCAAACCCTCACAACCCCTGAGCCGGGGTCAACAATGGCTCCGCCTCTGGTCTACGGCGCACTTCGATCTTGGCTTGTCCACGGCAGAGTTTTACGAACTGACACCGCGCCAGGTTGACGCGCTGATTCGAAGATTTGAGCGGGCCGAGCGAAAGACCGAGTTCCTGTTCGGGCAGCTTGCATCATGCGTGGTCAACTTCTCGATGGGGCACCCCAAGAATCCGGTGCAGGCAAAGGATTTCATGCCCAGCGAGTGGGGAAAGGTTCCAGTGAAGCCCAAGCGTATCAACCGTAAAGCGATCGCCGACAGCGTGCGCAATCATTTGGATATGTTCATCGCGAGGAATAGCAATGGCTGATGGTCTCGAAATCACTACGACGGGCTTTGCCGAGGTCGAACGTTCCCTTGAAGAGATGGGCCAATCTCTCGGAGAGCAGATCTGCCGGAAGGCGTTGCGAGCTGGCGGAAACGTGATGAAGGCAGCCATCGCCGCGAACGCTCCCGTCCGTCCCCCTCTGCCGTCGGGAACGGCTCTACCACCCGGAGCGTTGCAATCGGACATAACCGTCATCGTCAGCAAGGATGCGCCCGATTCGTTCTCGGCATGGATTGAGCCAGGCAAAGAAACGATTCACGTTGCGCGCTGGGTCGAGTG